CCATGGAATCCCCGAGAGTGGGTCGGGTAAACCACGTTCACCCGACGATCATTGATGCCCAGGTCGTTCTCGATGCGACGGATGACGCGCTCCATCTCCTCGAGGCTCCGGTACCGGATGCGGCTGCCGTCCGGCAGAGTCGCTTCCGACACGCCGCGGGCATAGGCCGACTTCAGCGCGCTGAGCTGTTCGGACGTGAAAGACATCGTTTAACTCCAGAAACTCGAGGGTCTGAAACGGACCCCGTTGCGCTCCTCCTCTTCGGAGGTGGCTGGGTCTTGCTTCTGCCGGACAATGCCCAGCTGCTCGCGGATCGCCTGCCAGTCCTGATCGGTCCAGCGGTCGATGCCCTTGATTGCGGCGGCTGCCCTGGCATACATCCGGCAGTCCAGCGGCTCGTTGCGCTCGTAGACTTTCTGCCAGGCCCAGGTCGTGAAACCCTGGCGATTTTTGCCCCGGGTAAGCTGCTCACCACAGAGCCCCTTGAAGAAGTTCTCGCCGTACTCCGGGAAATCACACCAGCCGGCAGGCAGTGGCTCGCCGCTTTCCTCGGTGGGGCGCTTGAGCTTGAGCCAGCTGTACAGCTCGGTTTTCAGCAGGTTGGTGCCGACCGGCCAAAGCATCACGCCCCGGCGGAGCTTCCGGCCGCCCTCGTTCACATCGACCGGCTTCGGCACACCGACAATGGTGGTCAGGTGCTCCTGGCCCTTGATCGGCACCACCTGCGGCTGGGCGAACTCCCGGCAGAAGGTGTAGACCGTCTGTGTCTGGTCGCCCGAGTCAACAGCGGTACAGGCCACAGGGAGATTGACGCCAGAGCTGTGTTGCCAGGTCTCCGAGCGAACCAGCTTGCGTAGCTCTTCCCAGGGCCCGGCCGGACCGAGGTCTGAGGTGTCGCCGGGGAATACCCGGTAATCGATGCTCTGCGATCTGCGGCCAGGCCCCCAGCCGACAATCTCGACCTCGAGGCGGCCCGGGGATCGCTGCACGTCAACGCCAGCAGTGATCAGGCAGACCCAATCAGCCACCTTGTTCTGCTTAAATTCCCCACCCCGGGTGCGCTCGTAGAGCCGCTCCCAGTCGGGGGTGTCGCCCTTCTCCTTCCAGGTCTCGCCGCGGGTCTGGTTGACCCAGGTCTTCAGCTCCGCCGGGTTGCTCTTGCGCCTCAAGAAGTCCCGCATGATCCGGGACCAGTCCGTCATCGGGCTGTAGGCCGACCAGACATGCAGGGCGACGTGGCGTGGCGTCTCGACCGCGTTGCCGTCCAGATCCGTGAAGGTCAGGCCGTCCTCGGTTGTAAGGCCGGTGTCCGGATCCCGCCAGATACAATCGAGCTGCGCCTCCTGGCTCTGCTGGTAGGTGAAGAATGCCCCGCAGGCCTCGCAGGCATACTGCGTGCTGTTCGGGTCGCCCTCCTCGAGCATCCGCATGTTGTCGAACACCAGGTGCTGCAGGTGTCCACAGTGGTGGCACGGGATGTGGCACCGCAGCAGGCATTCCGCCGACTTGGCCCGGGCCGCGATCAGGGACCGCGTTTCCTCGGTCGGCGTTGAGCCGGCGACGAACTTCTTGAAATAGCTGCCCTCGTTGCGCTTTATGGCGAGATGGTCCGGGCGGCCCTCGCCCTCGATGTCCTCGTCGAAGCCGTCCAGCTCGTCCATGTAGACGGTGTCGACCGACTTCTCGCGGTAGTTCTTCGCACTGGTCCCGCCCATCAGCCAGAGCTTGCGGCGGTTGTCGAAGGTCTTGCTGTCCTTCGTGTTGTTCGGGTGCTTCTTGCCGTACCAGCTGGCCAGAGCCCTCACCGCGGGCACGTCCCGGATCATCGGCTGGACGTGCTCCTTCATGAAGCTGCCGGCCGCCGCGTCCGTGGGCTGGTAGATGATCTGGTTCCGCTTCTTGTGCTCGACCTGGTAGGCCACGCTGGCCATGATCATCTTCGAGTAGCCCACCCGGGCGGACTTGATCAGGTCCAGTTCCTCGACCTGGTCATTGCCCATCAGGTTCATGGGCACCCGCTGGAACGGCAGCGTGCGCCAGCGGCCCTCGGCGTAGGAACTTTCCGCCGACATGTAGAAGTTCGCGTCGGCCCAGTCAGCCAGGGCGACTGGGGCGGGACGTCGCAGAACGTCGAGCGCAACCCGAATGGCGGTGGCGGCGTTACTGATCTGTTTCGGCGAGATACTCGTCATACCGCGCTGCCACCCACTCCTCGTCACCCAGGGCGGCGATGGCATCGGAAGCCGCGGCAGTTGCCGACCGGACCTTCTCCACCTGCTGCGGTTTCAGCCCCAGGCGCCGCACCAGCTCCGAGGGCAGTCCATCCATGACGCTGGCCAGGCTGTTGGCGGCCCGCGCCAGCACGAAGGTGAAGAACCCGAACGGCGCAATCTCATGCCGCATCATCTGGTTCTTCATCTCCTGGTGTTCGGCCTGGGCCTCGGTCAGACGCGTTCGCTGCTTGTCCAGCTGTAGCTTGACCAGGAATGGATCCAGCTCGCCGTCATCGCCGCCAGCATCCGCCGCGGCCTGGGCGCGCAATTCCTTCTCGACAGTCGGGCGAAGCTCGCGCTCGATGCGAGCCCGGTAGACCTCGAGCACATCCGCCAGGAGGAACAGCTTCTGCCGCCCCTCCTCCGAGTGGACCGGCACACCCCACTTCGAGAACGCGTTGTAGGAAATGCCGATCGCTTCGGAGCATTGCCGGGCGTTCAGCAGGACATCGCGCCGGACCTTTGGCTTATCGCTCACCATTGGTTATCATCAACAACCCACTTTCCGGAAAACCCTGGTAAGTGGAGAATTTCCGCGCAGCCCGCCACCCGTATCTCCCAGATCTACCGGAAGGACCCAACGGGGGGTGGGTGGCCGGGGTCACCCCCGCTTCTCCTTCGGCGCCACCGTCTTCGGCGCGCCATCAATGTCCGTCTCGTGCCAGATCCCCAGCGACATGCCGCGCTCGGTCTGCATGTGGTACCAGTGGCCCGCCTCGTTGACCGTGACAGAGTCGACGACACCCGTCTCTCCGCTGTGACGGTTTCGCACCTTACTGTCCAGCGCGTACGCCAGCTTGATTGTTTCGCCTTTTGCCATCGCCTTGTCCTGGGCTTTCCGCCCTGTAGATCTGGTCGTGGGTTCGCTCACCGATCCAGCTCCCGCTCGATGAGTCGGTCGATCTTGTCCTCGATGCGCTGGTTGTCGCGCTTCTGCTCCACCCGCATCTCGTCCTGCTGCTTGCGGATGTCCTCCAGCTTGTTGGTAATCCAACTGTCCTGGGCCTTCTGCTGATTCTCGATGCGAGCAACCGCACGCGCCTGGTGATCGACATCCAGCGCGACGGTTTCGATGCGGTGCTCCAGGGCACTGAAATACCAGACGGCACCGACAGCTACAGACAGCGTCGTCACGATATGCCCCACAGACACCGTTTTCTCGAGGTGCCACTGTCGACGTTCATCGCTCATTACCTGTCCTTGCTGAGATAGGCGCCCACCAGCGCGCCCCGAGGTCATGTCTCGGCCTGGGTAAGGCGGCGGGCGGTGGTGAGCTATCCGGCAGGAGTCTCCCAACCCTCGCCAGATTCTGTAATAAAAAGCCCGCGGCTAAGCGGGTAAGAGGCCTGGGTGTGGGGTGGTCACCTCAGGAATTCGGACACAAAAAAACCGGCTCTAGGCCGGTTTCTGGATTGCGGGCGAGATATCCCACTTTGGGATTAGAGCGTAGATGATTCGAAATAATTTTTCAAGCCCAATTTCCGGGTCGCACAGGATGTCTTTTCTTCGATGCAGATATGGTAGTAGGTTAACTGAGCCGAAAGGCGATTTTTCACATAATGAAAATATAGAGAGGAATTTATTTATGGCTAAAGTAGCACCTTTCCACTCAACGCTACCTGGAACCCGGGTATACCATGACAACAATAAGTGTACCGAGGGAAATAATATTGAAGCTCGAAACCGAACTGCAGGTACCGGCGGCCGTCCAAAATGCGATCACTGTAAAAGACTTGCCTGAATAGGCTCATCTTCTTGGCCCGCGGTCAGAAAACGCGTTTTTCACCGCGGGCCTTAAGATTGCCATTCAATCGCCCCAGCAGAGAGGCATGACAATAGTTGTCACTGAAGGTCTGCGCTATAGAACCACAGCGAAACCCTGAAACCATTTCAGCCCCCATATATCTTTCGACGCATATGACTGAAAGCAAGATTCTCAAGCGCTTCCAGCCTGGCCACCTCACTATTAACTAACCTGGCGTAACGCTTTCGATATGTGGGCTCCGAGACCCCCGCAAGTTGCGCCGAACGGCC